ATTAAAATGAAAAAAAATGTTAAAATGACAACTGTAAATGTTGGTTCTAACTATGCTGGTAAAGAAGCTGGTGAAATTATTGGTAAAACATTTAAAGAAGCTGATACTCTTTCATTAGGTTTAGTTACTTTAATTGATAATGTAAATTATAAATTAAATTTACGTAGAATTAGATACACAGATGGTAGAAGTGCATATTCTTGTGGTTTCACGCCTGCTGGGGCAATCGTAATGAACGAAAAAATTATTGAACCAACTAAATTCCAAATCCCTTTACAGGTTTGTAAAGAAGATTTTAGACCTACTTGGTCAGAAGATTTACAAGGTTCATCAGCTTGGAATGATGTATTAGCTTCTGATATTGAAACTGCAATTATCGTAGAAGTATTAGCTGAACAAGCTGAAAAAGTAGATTTCGATATTTGGAATGGTACTACTGGTAGTACATCATCTTCTTTTGTTGGATTTATACCTCAATTTGAAGCCGATGGTGATGTAATTAAAGTAACTGGAGCAACAATAACTGAATCAAATGTAGAAGCAGAATTAAAAAAAGCACTTAATGCCGTACCTGTTGCTTTACGTAGAAATAATTTAAATGTAATGGTTGCACCAGATGTTTATCAAGCATATATATTCTATTTAGTGTCTAAAGGTATTGCTGCTGGTTTTGGTGGTGAGGAAAAACAAGCTAAATTTGGTAGATATACTATTACTGAAGTTAATGGTTTAGCTGATGGTGTAATCGTAATAGCAGAAGCTAAAAATTTAGTTTTCGCAACTGGTTTGACTGCTGACCACAATGAGATTAAAGCTGTTGACGAGGATTCAATTGGATTATTGACTGGTGAAGTTAGATTCAAAATGGTATATAATATGGGTGTAGGTTACTACAACTCTGAGGATATCGTATACCGTAAAACTGTATAATAATATTTTAATATAAGGGGCCGTTAAGGCCCCAAATATTAATAAACAAAATAACATTTAAATAAAAATATAAATATAATGGCTGGATGCGATATAAATAGAGGGTTAAATATCCTTGCATGTAAGAACACTGTTGCTGGTATTAGAAAAGTTTTTTTGGCTAATTGGGATGATTATGATTTCGTAACTCAATCTGATGCTTCAGGACATACTTTATCTGATTTAGGTACTCTTTCTGGAGACACTATTTTCGAATATGAAGTAAAGAATGATGGTAACTCTTGGTCAGAAACTGTTGAGTCTAGTAGAGATGCTGGTACAACTGTATTCAATCAGGTAACAACTGCTGTAATGACAAAATTAACTGCTGAAAAGCAATATCAACTTAAATTAATGGCTTGGGGTCGTCTTTTGGTATTCATTGAATTCCAATCAGGAGACGTTCTTTTATCAGGTCTTGAAAATGGTTGTGAAGCAACATACGTTGGTAACGTTGAAGGAGCTATGACTGGTGCTAATGCATATACTGTGACATTCACAGGTATGGAAAGAGAACCTGCATACTTCTTAACAAGCAATGCTGTAACACAATTGTTAAACAACATTTCAAGTGATAACATGAGTGCATAATCAAAATTGATTTAAAATATAATAACCCTTGCTTTTTTTAGTGAGGGTTATTTTTTTGGACAAAAACCAACTTACGTGTTTTTAATAAAAAAAGAAAATGATAGTAATAAATTTGAATGAAGGATTATCTGGTGTTACTTGTGATTTAACCACAATCACTGTTGATTCAACTGAAATAACAGTTGATAACAACAATACAACATTAGGTTACACCATCAAGTTCATCCCAAGATATTTTACCGAAAACGTTATTCTTAACTTTAGAAACGAACTAACCAATGAAGAAACAGTAATAGAAACTTCTATGACTCAAATAAACGGGTTGTGTTACGTTATATTCTCATTTCCAATAGAAGATGCCACTAGCTTTGAGTTAATCGTTTTAAACGCCTCTAATGAAGAATTATTATTTAGAGGAAAAGTTTTTGCTACATTGCAAACTGATTTGGAAAATTATAAGATGACAAAACCAAATGAAAATAATAAAATAATAATGTAATTATGAAACAATTAAAAAATACCATAAAGTCAGTTAAACTAAATAGCTTTACCAGACCTAAACCAACAGATTTGATTACTCAAGCCAATCGTTATATAACCAATGGTACTGATAATTCTTATTTCTACTATGTTGAAGATTTATATATCTCTTCACCAACCAATCAAGCTATTATAGATAACATGACCAACTATATTCTAGGTGAAGGTCTAATTGATGAGAATGGAAATGATTTATCATATTTATTGTCTGAAGAAGATTTAAGATGTGCAATTCAAGATTTTAAAACATATGGTTCTTGTGTATTTCAAGTTATCTATGCGTTGGGACCTGTTAAGAAAATTGCTAAATTAATTTATATTCCAACCAAGTCAGTAGCCATAGCTAAACAACTTGATTTATCAAAAGATATTGAAGGATATTACTATTGTTTTGATTGGAGAAGTAAATCAAAATATAGACCATATTTCGTACCAGCATTTGGTTATGGTGAAAATAACCAAACAGAATTATTAAGAATACTTAGACCATCAGGACAACCTTTATTTCCTTTATCGGATTGGGTTTCTGCTAATCAATGGTGTGAGGTTGAAGGTGAGATGTCTAACTTTTGTGTTAACCATATTCAAAAATCTTTTAGTGTTGGTAAAATCATCAACATCAACAAAGGTACTGCTGGTTTATCAGATGAAGACTTAGAAGAAACAAAAAGAGCTATTGTGTCAGAATTAACTGGTAGTGATGGTGAAAGAGTTGTTGTTAGTTTCAATGAAAATAAAGAACAAGAAACAACTATTCAAGATATTCAAATTCAAGATGCTTATCAACAATTTGAAGGTTTATCTGAACAAGCAATGCAAAAGATTCTTATGGCCCACAAAATCACTAGTCCAAGTTTATTTGGTGTTGATAAAGGTTCTGGTTTCAGTTCACAAGCTGATGAAATGGCAATGGCCCTTAAAATACTTTATCGTTCACAAGTTAACCCTAACAGAAAAATCCTTATCAAAGGTCTTGAAGATGCTTTGAAAGTGAATGGTGATTATAAATTAAAATTCGAGGATTTTGATGAGTTAAAAATTGACAATAACACACAACCAACTAATACACAACAATAACTATGGCAACTGTAATATTGATAGACGGAGATGAATTAGCAAGAAATAGCATCCTCGGTGGAAACATAGATGTTGATAAACTATGGCCAGCTGTTAAAGCTTGTCAGCAAACACTTATCAAACCTTTATTAACTCAACCATTATATGATAAAATATCTCAAGATTATTTAAATGATTCTTTAACAGGTATTTATTTAACCATGTATGAAGATTATATCAAGGACCTTGTTATTTATGGTGCTGCTGGTATATATATTGCTGCTGGTGGTGCTTATCAGATAAGTAACGCAGGTATCGTTAAAGCAAGAACTGATAACTCAGAAGCATTATCAAAGAATGATGTTGATTATTTATATAATTTTAACAAACAATTATATGATGGTTTGAAAGAAGAATTTTTGAAATGGTTAAAATATAACCCAGTTCCAGAATATACAACTTGTAGTTCAACAAACCAAAGACTTTTGGGTGGTTGGTTATTATCGAAAACAAAAAAGAATTCTTAATAAATGAATAAAATAAAAAAGAAATATATTATAGCATTAGAAAAATACTATAAGACTATTATAAAAAAAGAAGAACAAAATGCAACAACTAATAGTAAACACACCAATAAATAGTGGTCAAGGTGATAGTCTTAAATTGGCTATGGATAAAATCAATTCCAATTTTTCTGAATTATATTCAGGTATAAGTATCACTGGTACATCACAATTAATCAATGATAGTGGTTTTATCACCATTGATGAAGTACCAACAGAATATGCTATGTCAGCAATCACTGGTTTAAATTCTGCGTTGGCTTCAATATCTTCTAATATAAGTTCATTGAGTGCAACAACCAACACCAACTCTCAAGATATTTTAACTTTTCAAGGTGATATCAATAGCATTAATAGTTTAATATCAACAATTAATTCAACACTTAATGCACAAGCATTGCTTATCAGTTCAATG